TAGACAAACTTCAAGTAATGCACACGGATATTTTACTGACCCGTTCATCACTGAAAGTTACGCAAGAGGATGTCTCGGATCACCACAGGATAATCTATGGCAATGGACGTGAGGGCTTGAAGATTAGAGTGGATAGGATAGAAACCTCGCAGTCTACGGCACACAAGATGTGGGTTGCTATGGTGGGTGTTGTGGGTACGGTAATCGCTTGGATGGGGTTGAAGTAATGTTAGTCAAAGATGCAGGATCAATAGGAATCATAAAAGACAAGCCTGGGTATGCATTACCTCCTGGGGCATGGTCTGACGGGTTAAATGTCAGAATGCGTGAGGGAGCCGTACACAAGGTAACCGGCCATCGCACCGCGATAGGAACCCCATCGGCAATACCCTATTTTGTTCTGCCCGTGCGATCTACCGGAACCAATGCTTACTGGATATATGCGGGTGCCACCGATGTGTATATTACGGATGGAACCACACACAAAGAAATTACCCGGACCTCTGGAGATTACACGGCATCAACCACTTCCCAGGGATGGTCTGGATTAGTCTTCGGTGGGATACCGATTTTAAATAGTGGAACCGATACACCTCAACAATGGGCCACCATTGATTTTGCCACCCCGACCAAGCTGACCGACCTTTCGAATTGGCCGGCTAGTACAACCTGTAAATTTTTAGGGGGCTTCAAACAGTTTCTTATTGCCCTGGACGTTACGGCTTCGGGTACGAACTACCCGAGGATGGTGAAATGGTCACACGCATCAACTCATAACAGTGTTCCTAGCAGTTGGTCAATTTCAGATAACACGAAGGACGCGGGGGAATATTCTTTAGAGGCGACCCAGGGGAAACTTCTTGGGGGCCGACAACTCAAAGATGCGTATATGTTGTACAAGGCTGACAGTGTTTTCGGTATGCAGTATGTAGGGAGTCCATTCGTGTTTAGATTTTTTCAGATTTCTGAAGAGTTTGGTGCCCTGTCGAAGCATTCGATGTGTGAGTTCGAAGGGGGCCATTTTGTCTTCGGTACAAACGATTGCGTGGTCAACGATGGTGTTTCCATCAAGTCGGTGATGACCCAAAGAATGAGGAGTCATGTTTACGGTTTGATTGATGCAACTAATTTTGAGAACTCTTTTGTGGTTCCTAATTTTATCAAGAATGAAATCTGGTGTTGTTTCCCTCGGGCGGGACAGACATGGTCTGACTACTGTGTGATCTGGAACTATAAGGAAAATACTTTTTCCACAAGAGAGTTGCCAACGACGGCATACATTGGGTCCGGGATTGTCAACCCTGGTGATGCAGTGGACTGGAACTCTGACACCGAGCCTTGGGATTCTTCTTATGAATCGTGGGATGAGAGGATTTTCAATCCAGCACAAACGCGGTTGATCACTGCCGGAACGGGAGACACCAAACTATTTCTTATGGATACCACCCCCCAGTTTGATGGGACGGATTTTACTTCATACGTTGAGAGAACCGGTATGCATTTTGATTCACCCAGGACGGTAAAACTTTGTACCGAGGTTGCATTGAATATGGATGCATACGGTCCAGGGACTGTCGAGGTCATGGTTGGCTATCACAATGCCCCGGAAGAAGGGGTGACATGGTCTACTCCGGTAAGTTTTAATCCAAAGACGGACTACAAGATTGACTGTATGGTTTCCGGAAAGTACTTGGCATTGAGAATTCAATCCTCCACGGAGTTATTCTGGACGTTGAACAGTTATCAGATGAACATAACCGACCTGGGGGCAGGCTGATGGTTGATTTTACCAAGCAGACGTTTAACAAATATTTTCCGAAGAGGACTCCACAGGAATACTCTCCGGAGTTTCTGGCCGATGAGTTACAAAAGATTTCATTTGCTATCGACCAGTTAAGTCTAGGTTTTTTTGATGTTCAGTATGTGGCCCCGGATAAACCCAGGCAGGGTCGGGTGGCTTATGCGGACGGGTCCAGTTGGAATCCCGGGTCCGGAGAGGGCCTGTATCTATACACGTCAGGAGGCACATGGAGCAAGCTATAAACACAATTTACTGTACCGGTGTGAAGTCGAATCATTTAGACGAAGTATGGCACCTGGTTGAGGGTCACTTAGCCAGAGGGCTGGAACATTCTTATGGTGAATTGGATCTGGACGATATTTATGAATCCATCGAGGACAAAACTATGCAGTTGTGGGTTGCCATGCAGGATGATCCCAAGGACATTGTGGCTTCGATGGTCACCGAGGTGATTGATTACCCACAGATGAAGGTGGCCAGGATGGTCGTTGTTGGGGGTAACCAGATGAGTGGGTGGCTTCCGTTTATGTCATGCGTGATGGAGTGGGCATCCTCGGAGGGTTGTGATCGGTTAGAAGGGTTGGCCCGTGACGGATGGATCAGGACATTAAAAGATTATGGGTTTAAAAAATTATACACGTTGATAGGTGTTGACTTGAAGGGGATGCAACATGGACTTAACTAGAATTTGGGAACAGGAAGACAAAGAGTTTACGGATAAACTGTTCAAAAACGCTGTTTTTAAAGGCGGTGGCGGGGGTGGCCAATCTCAGACGACAACCACAGAGCCATGGGCAGAACAGAAGACTTATTTAAAGGATGTGTTTGGGAAGGCACAGAATTGGTACAATACAGATAATCCACAATACTTCCCGGGGCAGACCCTGGCACCCTTTACCCAACAACAGACCGACGCCCTCCAGGGTATTTCAGATTATGCGTTGTCTCCGCGTCGATCTGCACTTGAGGCAAAGGCAGAGTCGGGGTTCGGAGAGTTGATGGCTCCATCAGCTTATAAGCAATCAGCCGGATCTTTGATGCCATACGGCAATCTTGCATTGGTCAACTCAATGAATCAATCCATGCAAGCGAGTCCTGTGACGGACCAAATGTTGTCCGGCGACCCATCACAGAATCCTTATTTTGAGCCTTACATAGAAGCACAGCAATCGAAGATGACACAGAATTATCTCAATAATGTATTGCCACAACTTAGAAACTCGATTGTCGGGTACCAACCCGGTGGAGGTTCCAGGACGGCCTTGGCCGAGGGTATGGCAACGTCAGCCCTGCTCGATCAGCAAAACCAGTTCCGAGCGAACATGGCCAACCAGGCATGGCAACAGGCCCAGGCTCAACAGTTGGAGTCTGCCAAGATTGCAGAGGCCGGACGGAGTGCCCGAGCCGGTGAGGGTGTCGCACAGGTTGCCGGAGCCTACGATCCTGTCGGGGATGCTGAAACATCAAGACTACGCCAATTAGGACTGGGTCTACAGAACTACCCGAGTGTCGTTGCAAGCCCGATGGCACAGTACCAGACGTTATTTGATGTTGGTGAACAACAACGAAGACAGCAACAGGCCGGAATCGAAGAGGCTATCGCTAGACAACAATATGCCGAGAATTTACCTTTGTCGAAACTGTCTGCTTATCACAACCTCATCAGTGGCAACATGGGAGGCCAAAGCACTTCGACAGCCCGGCCGATGGGTGGGGGAGGAGGATTTGGATCAGCACTCGCGGGAGCCGGTGGGGGAGCATTAATGGGCTACCAGATGGGTGGACCTACTGGGGCTATGATAGGCGGGGGGCTAGGATTACTCGGAGCATTTTAATTTAAGGAGAAACAAATATGTTTGGTAATTTGCAAATCAGTGATGAGATGTTAAGGGCACTCATGCAGTGGAAACAGCAACAGGGTAGTGGTGGGGGTCTTCCAGGTATGAGTCCACAAGGGGGGGGTGTTACACAGGACCTCCAGAATATGAGTATGGAAAAGGACTGGTTAGGCCGTCCTATTGGCCCCAGTGCCGTCGGCAGTGCCCAGGGTATTTCTCCCGGGGGTGAGGCACATAACCAGTTTATGCAGTCCGAATACATGAAGGCCCCGCCTAGTAAAACCAATGCCGGGGGCATGGATCCCAAATCAAGAATGATGTTGATGGTGGGACAACAGCTTTTTAACCGGTCACAGCAGGATCCGGAAACAATTCCAATGAGTACTTCTCCTGTGAATGTCGGGGCAATGCCTGCCATGACCGGGTTTGAAAACACAATGCAGATGCAACGCGGGAATCAACCCTCTTATCAGATGATGGGGGGAGGGGTTTTATCTGATCCGCGAAGACGACGACCCCAGTTTTTATACGGAGTTTAAATATGTGGACCCAAGACGATGAAAAAAGATGGCAGGATTTTCTGAATAAAGGAAAGCCAAAGGAATGGATTCCAGAGTATGCAGAGCCATCACCCGAGGTGCCCTATGATGAGGAAGAACTACTAAGGCAATACGAACTGAGAGACCAGGCGTGGGAACGTGCCAGGAATATGTCCGTTCCTGAGAAGGTGTTGCCAGTGGATATTCAACACAGCAAGACGGATGTTCCAGGTCCGGTCTTACAGGGGGACGCACCCCAAGAGGACACCGAACACGCTTTCAACCTGGGGGGTTGGCTAAAAGATATGGGTTCCTCCGTACTTGGTTCGGTCAACAGTGGGATGTCTGATTTAGGGGACTGGATGCAGAAGAATCCTGAGTTGGTTGCCAGTATTGCATCGGGTTTAGGCCGTTACGCTTGGGACCCGGATGTAGGCCGTGGCCCTATGGGTGGATGGTCGAACAAACGTGCCTTGTGGAATGCCATGGACACGGGAGTGAATACAAGGCTAGGCCTGGAAAAGCAGAGACTGACCGACATTGCCAGGAAGCGGGGACAACTGCAATACAAGGACGGCGGATTTTATAACATCCGACCGACAAACATAGGAGGTAAACCTTCCTGGTCGGTGGACCAGTTATATCAGACCCCCTCTAAAGGAAAGACTGTAGCAACAGGTACGGTTGAGTACAAACCTATCGGGGGTGGAATGCAACAAGGGGAAATGTTCAATCAATACGGTAAAAACCAATGGTCCCCATGGGGAGAACCTAAACCGTTATACGAACCAAAAGAACCCAAGGCTAAGAAACCTCCAGAGAGCCGTACCCGGACTCTTCCTGGGGGAAAAGAACAACTAGAAGTTTTTAATACAACCACCGAGAAGTGGGAATCCTCCGGGGACCCTTATGATCCTAAACTCATGTCTGCCGAGGCGTTAGCACAGAAACAAAAAACAAGACCCACCACAAACATCAATTTAGGGGCCAAGGGCTGGTCTGAGTTTAACAAGTTGCAGGCCAAGAATGTCTTTGAGATGAAAACCGATGCCGAGGGGGCTTTAGCTGGACTTTCCTCTCTCCGGGAATCCAAAAAACTGATTGACTCGGGGATCATCACGGGAACGGGGGCAGAGTGGGTTACCTCATTCGGTAATGCCTTAAAGACATTAGGGTGGGGCGAAATGGATGGTGTAGCGAACACCCAGGCCTTTATGGCATCAATGGGCAACCAGGTCGCACAGATCATCAAACAGTTTGGTGCTGGGACAGGACTGTCGGATGCTGACCGTGAGTACGCTGAAAAAATTGTAGGCGGAAAAATAACAATGACGGAACAGGCTATCCGTCGTTTGTTGGATATGAACGAGAAGGCCTTCAAGTTTAAAATTAAAAGGTATAACGAAGTGGCCAGGGGTATTATGCAAAGTCCTAATGCAAAACAGTTGCTATTTCCTTTGACCCAACTAGAACTCCCCACATCGATTGAAGAGCCGTGGCGGGACTGGCTCCATAATAACCCGGGCACAGCAGACGATGAAGTAAACAGGAACAAAACGATCACAGTTGGAGAAGGAAGCTATAAGGGCCGATACACGTCCAGACAACTTCCCGACGGATCATGGAAATGGTTTAAGGAATAAATTATGGCAAAAAAACTCAACAAGGCAACCTGGACGAGAGAACCGGCACATAACGAATCCGAAGAAGAAAAACGTATTCGTGAAATGGAGTGGTACGAGAAGGCTGATATAGGTCTTGCCCATGGTGTAGGTAAAACTTACCAGGGGGTCAAGCAGGGACTATATCACCTTGGGGATGCCATGGGTATGGATGTAGATACGGAGTCCGTCGATCAATGGGTTCGCGAAGAGGCAGAGAAAAGGAAACCTTATGAGGAACACGGTGGTGGATGGTACACGGCCGGTGATATAGGTGGGATGACTCTGGCAACGGCACCCGCACTCATGGTTCCTGGGGGTCAGGCAACTGCTGGTATGAGGGCCTTGGCCGGTGCCGGTGTGGGGGGAGGTATCATGGCAACCCAACCGGTGGAAGAAGAAAATTATGCTGTTGGTAAAAGTAAACAGGTGGGCATGGGTGCCACCTTAGGGGCAGGCTTGAATGTGGCACTACCTCCTTTACTGGAGGGGGCTGTTAATCTTGTGGCTAAAACAGGACGCGGTGTGTTGCGTGTTGTACAGGGCAAGCGGGGTGCAGAAATTCACCCGGAAGATCAAAAACTGGTTGATGCATGGATGAAGGAAAACGGTGCAAATATTGATCACCTGGCAGAGGAAACCCGTAGAACATTCTACAAGGAGGTAGCAGAACAACTACGGGCCCCCAAGGCTTCTACCAAGGCCGGGCAGGATGCGGTGGAGTCCGCCAGGCGACTGCCATACAAGGTTGACTTGACGAAAGGACAGATCACTAAAAAGCATGAGGATATGTCACTCGAGGACAGGATGTTAAAGACAGATGAAATTGGGGAACCATTACGGCAAAGACAAAGGGAACAGAACCAGGCGATGGTGCAGAACCTCGAACACGCAAGGGAACGCATGGCCCCACAAGGGGTTCAGGAGGCTGAAGACATCGGGGTACGCTATGACACTTTTACAAAAAAACGGCTAGGGGATTTGCAAAAAGAAGAAGTGACCCCGGCCTATAACAAGATCACTGAACAGTATGGTGATAATTTTGTCGAGTTGCCGAATGTAATGAAGGCCCTTCGAGAAATGAAAGATAGTGGGGCCGATGACATGAGTAATAAGGTTCGGGCAGTTATGAAAAAATTGGGAGACTGGGTTGAAAATTCAAAAGACCCAAGGGCATTTGCAAGTACAGCCGGACAGGGGCCACAAGGAAGGCTGAACGTAAGAATGGCCGAACAATATAGAAAGAAAATCAGTGAACATGCTGAAGGAGCCTTACCGGCAGAGAAAAACGACATTATGACAATGATGCAGGCTTTGGAAGAAGATGTCGTGAATGCAGTCGGCAAAGACGTTTACGATCCGGCCAGGAAGGTGGCACAAAAAAGGTTTAGTGAACGGGATGCTTATAAACTTCCGGCATCTAAAAGTACGGCAGATATGGTCACCAAGGTCAAAAACCTTAGACATCCAGAGCTACAGGAGTGGGCCAGCACTCTACAGAAAACGACGGACGGCAATAAAATCTTTAATGACACCCGGGCCAGGATTCTTGAGGATGTTATTGAGAGGAGTTTAAACCGGTCCCAGGTGGATGCATTAGGCTATCCGTTGTTTGACCAGAGAAAGTTTGCCGGGGCCATTGCCAGTTTTGGAAAGAAACGCCGTGAGGTGCTGTTTTCTGAATCTGAAAATCAACTCTTAAATGACATGGTCATCGTTGGACAAAGACGTGTCCCGATGCGTAGTGCTACCAACCCATCAGGCACCGGGCAGGCAATCTGGAACATGGTATTACAACTAGCCAGGTCCGTCCCATTCTCAGGGTTCGTCGGGAACCTATTGAAGTCAACAGTCGGCAAGGTAACCAGTTCTGCCAGCAATGCAATGAGGGGGCAAACCGGTAAGGCCGTGGACGAGGCCTTAAATTATTTGAAGAACTCCCAAAAATTCAAGATGGGCAAGAAGAGCGACAAACTCACCCGCCAGGGGGGTATTGTGAGTGCTTCGGAGTTGATGAAATAGGTTTTAGGGCCCACACCGGTGTATTGCCCTGCCAATCTGGTACCCCATGAATAAAAACCAGAAGGCCATCCCCAGGGATCCAAGTGCCATATTGAACGTCACCCTCCCCAACCATTCCCCAGGGTTGTGTTTTTTAATTTCCGTCTTCTTTTTAAAAATCTTAAACATACAACATCTCCAGTAGAGGGTTGCTAATCTTGCTAACCTTTTTTTAACCTGTCAAGGGACGTTATGAAATATTATTTTAAGCTCATATCGTCCCCCGCTCCCCCAAAAGTAGCGATCCGCTCCCCCAAAAGTAGCGACATCAACTTACCTAAACTTAACTAAACTCCAGTAAACCTAATTTTCTACGAAAATTCTAGAATATCAACCTCCATAACTGCATATAATATATGGCTTTACCAACCAACCAAAAAGAACTGCTCCAGTAAACTTACCTAAACTTAACTAAACCTCATTTTCATCAAATAAATATGGACATGAAACAGCCCGTTTGGTGTCCGGTTTTCCGTACATAATGTACAAAATGTACTAAATGTACAGGGGTAACGTTATGAAATCAAAATTTCTGACCTCCCCAAACGACTTCACCCAGGATGTCCAAAGCCTCGGAGGCCACCATCAGAGGCTCATATTCCGGGTTGTCCGAGCGAACCTTCAGTTGGCCATCCATCATATTCTGGATTCTTTTTACCAACAGATCACTGTTTTGCCGTATCACATAGATCCCGTCGTTCCTCACTTTTGTTACTGAGCTGTTGACCAACAAGAGGGCCCCTGCCCGGATCGTCGGGTTCATACTGTCCCCGATAGCCTTAATAAGTAAGATGTGTTTCGGGTTGAGTCCCAACTCCCTGGTGATGAACTGTTCCTTAAACGCAAGAAAATCAATCACTTGTTCGGAATGAACCAGGGTCCCATGGCCTGCCGAAGCCTCAACATCGTATAAGGGAACGTAAATAAAGCCTTCTTTTTTTGTCCGACCTATACCCTTCGGGGAGTGGATTTCGTGGCTTTCGAGGGAATCTGTGGCCCCGGATATTAACCAACTGGTCTGACAACCTGTTAGTTCTGCAATTTTATTGAGAATGTAGACACTCGGCTCTCTATGTCCTTTTTCATAACGGTTAAGAGTGGCAACACTAATGTCCAGTTCTTTTGCCATTCTGACCTGAGTGTAACCAAAGTCTTTTCTAATCTTCACCAGTCTTTCATTTATTGCAATATTCATAGAAAAAAAATTATCCGAAAGATCAATATTGTTGTTGACAAACTTAACCGTTTGGAGTACAAATGAAGTCAAGAATATTTCATTTTTTATTCAATTAGATAAGTCAAGTATATCACAGGTTAAACATTATGGAGTATTTTATCAATTATTTTTGGTGGTGGTACGGAGGGTGGGCCGTGACGTTTTTTGCCTACTGTCTGTACTGTGCCGGGTGCAATGACACCCTCTTGATTGAGACCGAGGAGGACGAAGATGAGCGTTCACGATGACTTAATAAAGTTTTGCAATAGAGCAAACAAACTCAACAAGGAAATTGGCCATCTTCTGGAGCATGAGGGGCCGGGAAATCTTTGCGGTGATCTAGATGAGAAGACCCTTTCCGTTTGTGAAAAATGGGCCAACGACCTTGAGGAAACAACAAACGAGTTGGCCGTGTTATGTGAAAATCTTGATATTCACATTAAGGTTGAGAAGGCAATGAAGGCTGTGGAGAAGGCAATACCATATGTTAACTAAAGAAGACAAAAAAAACAGAACCGGAAAGGTGGGCTCCTCTGATGTTCTCACCGTACTAGGGCTCAACCCTTACGAGACGGAATTTGAATACGTTTCACGCTGGTTGGGTTTGCTTCCCGAAAAGGAGGTCACTCCTCCTATGGTTGCCGGGAATGTTTTCGAGGGCCCGATAGCAGGCTTCTACATGAAGCTGACCGGTAAGGTCATCACCCCGGCCTGTGGCACCACTTATGTCCATCCGGATTACCCGTGGAAAATATCTCATCCCGATTATTTTGATGATTACGGCAATCCAGTGGAGATAAAAAACGTGGGTGCCTACTCGGCACATCTTTGGGGCCCGGACGGATCGGATGAGGTTCCATTAGGACCTTTATGCCAAGTGATAGATCAAGCAACACTTACTAAGCGGAACAAAGCAATTGTAGTCGCTTATTTTGGTGGAGCCGATTTAAGAGTTTATCCATTAAAGATTTCTGAAGAAGTCAAAGAGAAACAACTCAAGCGTGTCGTTGCTTTTTATGAACGATATTTAGAACCAGGGATACTTCCCCCCGTGACTGGCCGTGATACTTCAATATTGAATTCTATCTACGAAGAGAAAAAGGGAGTTGAGAAAAGTGCTGACAGTGCTGTTTTAGATGCAGTGAAAAAATACAAGTATTACAAGGCACAAATAGAAGAATGCAAAAGCCTAGTTGATGAAGCTAGTGCAGAAATTAAGGCCTACATGAAAGAGGCCACCAGGTTGGTCGATGGTGGCATTCCGATTCTTGCATGGGGCCGTAACAAGGACTCAGAGAAAATTGACTATAAGGGTCTCATAAAACATCTGGATGTTGATGACCACATCATCCACAAATTTACTGAGAAAAGACCGGGGGCTAGGCCCCTCCGTATTCTCAACGTAAAAAAGGAGGCAACAAATGACAAATGAAACGGAAGAAAAGAAAGGAATTTTTGAAACCCTTTACGACATCAACGTGGGGGCACATTTAGAAAAGAAGGGGAAGTTGGACTATTTAAAATGGTCCTCTGCCTTTCGTATTTTATTGCAACAGTATCCTAAATCTACCTGGAGAGTTTTGAAACAGGATGAAATTGTTACCGGGGTTGACCCTGCTAAAATTAAGGGTTTTGTTGTTGGTACAGAGGTCACGGTTGTCGATGACAATGAAACCGTTACCAGAACCGAGCTTCTACCAATCATCAATTATAGCAACAAAATCATAGATGACCCATCAACGATGGACATTAATACGGCTATTAAAAGGTGTTATGTGAAAACGATAGCCCACTTGGGTCTTGGCCTGAGAGTTTATGAGGGTGCAGACTACCCGGAAGATTGTGCAGACCCCGAGGTAAATGGCAACGCTAACAAACCAAAAACAACCGGTATTGACAAGGTGGAAGATGTCCTCGATGGCATCCCCCCGCGTTTATCATTTCCTCCCGAAGGTGACGATGATCTGGTAACACCGAACCGGTCCAGGCTGGTTGATACTTTCAATTCATATTCCCCGGCGAAGCAAAAGGCAAAACTAAAATTCTGGAAAGAAAAACACGAAACCATGAAAGATGTTGTGGATATTTTTGATGTCCCGGAAGAACAGGCAAGAGAACTTTTAAAGGAGGAGGCCATCGGTGCTTAAACTCAACCAAGTAAATCTAATTGGAAATCTTACCCGGGATCCGGCGTTGAAGTATTTAGACAACGGCTCCGGGGTTTGTGAATTTGGAATGGGACTCAACCATTCATGGAAGGCGGGTAACGAGTGGAAAGAAAAACCCATCTTTGTGGATGTTGCCTGTTGGGGCAACCTGGCCGAGCGGGTGTCAGAAAAAATGTCTAAAGGACAAAACGTATTGGTCCAGGGACGTCTGGATTTTAGTGAATGGGCTGATGCAACCTCCGGGGCAAAACGTAACAAGATCACGGTCGTTGCCCACTCGGTGATGGCCAACAATCAAGGTGAGGGGCCCTCCTCCTAGCACCCTTGGCCGGGGTGTTGAATGCGGTCAGACGGTGGCCCTTTACCAAACCTCATCTTTACCGTCTGTCTGAAAGGCTAAATAGCGTTGGAAGATTCGGGGCGGGTCCTCTTTTCGGGGACCCAAACCCAAATAATTTTTTAGGAGAAAAAATGTACGAAGAGAATGAGATTGAATTTGTCTACGATACAAACAAACCCTACCGATACCACACCACACTCACTCATTTTCCAACCGGCTGGACCATCACCCGGGCGTCAGAAAGATCAAGAGCAGAAACCAAGGACCTCTGTTTGAGGGAGCTCACCTGGCGATTGAAACACAGGGAAGAGTATGAGGCCAGTCGAATTAACCACAACGAAGACTAGGAGAAAAAGATGAGTAACAGGGTCATCAAGGACAGCATTTGGGATTCACCTACCCTGGGGTTGTTGCCTGATTATTTTGAAGATCAGTTTCCGAGGTGGCTGTTATTGGCCGACGACTGGGGCTGTTTCAATGCAAACGCGGTCAAAATAAAAGGTGACGTCTATCCAAACCGGGTTAAAGAAAGTCCAGGACAAATTGAAAAAATCAAACAAAAGTTTGCGGAGGTAGGACTCCTTTTTTTATGGAAAGAGGGGGGTAGAGAGTGGGGATATTTTGTCAGTTTTGATTCACATCACTCATTTTGCAACAAAACAAGCACCGATGGGGCCGAAAAACGTAAAAAACACCGAAGAAAAACACCAGAGCCACCTAAAGACTTACTAGACAACTACTTAAAGAGTATTGGAACAAAGTGGGACAATGTGGGACATCTTGGGACAAATGTCTCTAATCCTAAGCCTAATCCTAATCCTAAACATAGGGGGAAAGAAAAAAAATCTGCCCCTAAGGGAAAAAATATTGAATCTTCTGAAACCGTCAAAGCCGAGGAGTTCTGGATTGCGGAATATGGTCGGCTGAAGGGAAAGAAGCCGTTGATGAGTCCGGCCCGTGACAGAAAAATTTTAAAAGAGTTGATTGAGGTTTATTCGCTCGAGGAGGTACAGCGTCGTATGACCGAACACATCCAGCACAAGCCGACGATGTTATCCGTCGTTGGCTTACAGACCTGTTGGAACGATGACTTAAATAAAAAGCCAGGGTTTGAAACCTGGGAAGAAAAAAATGAACGTGAGTTACAAGTCGTGAGGGACAAATATGCCAATAACCATTGATCAGTTTGAAGTTCAATTCAACAAACTACAGGGCTCTTTTGGGCATGCGAAATCTGCAAAGATCATGGAAGCCTGGTTTGAGGAATTCGAATATAGCGATTACCAAACCTTTTTAGTAACCATGAAAAAACTTCGGTACGGAGAAAAGTTTCCGACCTTCGCAATGTTCAAGGCTGAATATAAAAATGTTCTTGGCTCTTCAAACCAACAAGGGACAGGTGAAAAATCCGGCTGTGAGTATTGCCACGGTGGAACAGTCCTATACAGAGATTACGTCGAAGAAGCTCGGGGTGTAAGAGACCTTGCCGGTAACTGTGGAGTTTGCAATGACAATTCCACTCGAAATTTGAAGAACATCGACGGCAGACTTTTAATAAAAGACCAGTTTGGATTTTTAAGAACTAAAAAGGCGGTTGAGTTGGACAGTGCCCTGGGTGATATGTCGGGCCAGGTAAACCGCACGGTAGACAAAAAACTAGTGACCAAAATTTTTGGTGCCGAGGACCCACAAAAAGAAAAGGTTCGGGCTAAAAATTTATGGGTGGATAAGCAACGTGATGAAGAGGTGCCGTTCTGAATATGCTACAGAGGAAAGAGTAAATAAGCCAAGAATACACCAGACTTATAGAGGAATATCTTCGGGAGATGGACATGGTGAAAAATCGAACTGAATCCTTTGATCTACCTTACCCACCATCAGTGAATGCAACTTATAGAGCGGTAGGAAATCGTATCATTTTATCGCGGGAAGCAAGAAATTATAAGGACAAGGTTGTCAAACAGCTAAGTGTTTTGAGGCTTAAATCATTTGGGAAGGACAGGCTAAAGGTGACCATTACCGCGTATATGCCGAATAGAAGAAAACGTGACCTGGCAAATATCGACAAGGTCCTGGTCGATTCCATCGAGGCAAGCGGACTGTTTGAGAATGACGAGCAGATAGATGATGTTCGTTACCTCCGGGGGCCCGTTGCACCCCCTGGTCGAGTTCATATTGTTGTTGAATCACTATCAGGTACCACAGACGATACTAAGAAGAACAACCAAAACGAGACAAAAAAAAAGAAACGCAAAACTCCAGACGTTAACTTTTTTATAAAAAAGGGAGAAGATGTCCTTCGAACATTGGAGAAAAAAAATGATTAACGGTGGATGGCAAATTCTGACCGGGCTTGAGATTCACAAGGTGGCTTTCGTGGCACACCACAGGGTGATGGAAAAAATGGGCAAGGGATGGAAGGACCGTGGGGGTTTGGTCACCGACCAGGCAAACGACTACGGCATTAATTTCTCCGGGGCCGTGGGTGAATACGTCGTGAGCAAACACCTGGGAATTTTATGGAACACGTCCCTACACGACATCGACGGGGCTGATCTTGTCACTCCATGCGGGAAGGGCATCCAGGTGAAGACGACCATCTATACCACCGGGGGTTTGATACACAGACCCTATGAGAAGACGACGGATTTTCACGTTTTGGTTGTGAGTAGAAACAAGCCGTTCAGCTTCAAGGTTGCGGGGTGGATGCCTAAAGAGACAATTCGAGACGAAGAGTATTTTGACAACCCGATTATGCGAAATGGAAGGCCACCATGCTGGTATGTGCCTATCGACAAGTTGGAGCCAATGTCAATGTTACGGGCAATTTTAGATAAATAAAAATGAAAGGAAAACAATGAGAGGCAGGCCGAGAGAAAAAGAGCCCCGACGACGGGACCTTAAAATTTTAAAGCTGGTGGACCGTGGATACAGGCAGGCCCATATTGGGATGTTGTATGGGTTGTCCCGGCAAAGGATTTTTCAGATCATTGAACGCTGGAAGGGAGAAAAAATAGATTATGCAAAAAGATAAATGGGAAACCGGGGCAACGAGAAATCCAATCGGGGGAATGCGGTACGATTTGCTCGAGTGGCATTTCCTAAGGGACATGGGAGAGGTCATGGGCGAGGGTGTCAAAAGTCACGGGGAAAACAACTGGAAGGGGGGCGTCCCCAAAGCCACCGTGATCAATCATCTACTGGAACATTTACGGCAGTATATGGAAGAGGACACGGAAGAGTTGCACCTGGCGAAGATTGCGGTGAATGCGATGATGCTGGAATATTATGATCGTATGGGGATCGACATCAAGGAGGGTCCTAATGGCTAGGATACTCAAACAAAAATCAGACCGCATGATCGAGCTGGAAAAAACACTGGATATGCTTCGGTTTCAGCTTGAGAGAATCCGGCCCAGGACCGAACCCTTCAAGAGACCATTTACGTTTCAAAAAGAGGTTTCGCGGGGTGTTTTTAAAACAGTGACCGAGACGATGGAGGTGACACTCAGCCGGTTCGGTGTGTCCGAAGAGATTGAGGGGAGATGCATGGAGACCGGTGAAAAAATAAGAAAAACTAAGGAGGCCATTAAAAGACTGGAACGGGAAGAAGAGGAAGAAAAAACCATGGGGTACAAGGCAATGCTACGTTCATGGAAATAATTTTGAGGGTACCCTCCAGGGAAGTCCGGTATATGGTGTCCTGGGCAATCCCCGGGGGTCACTGCCCTCAATTCATTTTGTTGCAAGATAAATTATGACCGACTCAAAAAATAATATATACTTGCCTGCTTGGATGGCTCATCGGTTCCAGAAAAGGAGGAACAAGATGAGTGAAATAAAACTAAGGGGCAAGGGCATAATCTTCTATGCCGATTGTTCCCACCAGAATGTCCGGCTTCGTGATTGCCTGAATACCGATGATAGGTACGAAGCACAACGACGACTGGTTGAACTTAAATTTATGGTGGAAAGGGGGGAATACCAAAAGCAGAAAGAATTGTTTGATGACAGACTCTCAAAGTACAAACCAATTTCTACAAAGGGAATCCGCAAGGGCAGGCCGAGCAAGGACAAGGCAGATTATGCCCGGGTGTTATTAAAACAGTTCAAGGGTAAAAAAGTAAAAGACATTGATGTGAAGGCCTGGGCCGTGGAGCAGGCAGAGAAGTATACAACCTCAACCTGTGCTAAACACGCAACAGTGATGAGGGAGTTGGGGTTCGAGGTTCCCCGGATTGTCGGCCGACCAGGTAAACGATGGACGTTAGACCACGTCCTGGAGGAAGAGGATGTTTTAAAAGTTTTAGAATGGGTCCCGGAAAAGTATCGAGACGTTTGTAAAATTTCTGTACTGACCGGGCTGAGATTAGGAAACGTGATTGAGATGAGCAAAAAAGATGTACAGACAACCGGTTGGATCAAGCCGGTGAATGGGCAGGCCAAGACAGGCTTGCCTGTTGAAGTAAAGATCGGCAAGGAGTTGTCCAAAATATTCCGTCGGTTGCCGAGTCCTTTACGGGATGATGATTTATATTTTCCGAAACTAAAGGGCAAAAAAAATCGTAGGAATTTAAGTAAGGCTGTCTGGAGGGCTTTTCGAAAGGCAAAATTAAACTTCGGGTCTTTCACACACTTCAGACATTTTCACGCCTGTTCGGCTTTGGACGCGGGTCACACCGTTGAAGAGATACAGGCACAACTAGGACATAAAAATATAAGTCAGACACAAGTGTATGCCCGTGTAAAACGTGATAAATTGGCTAAGATTACGGAGTCGATTGACACAAGTTTGACACAAATCGGGAATCAAAAAATTGACGCACTGTAAACCGTTGAATTATTGTCCCCATCGTCTAGCCTGGCCCAGGACACCGGCCTTTCACGCCGGCGAC